TCACGATGCTCGGCCTTCGGGTCAAAGACGAAGCGCTTGAAGAAGACGGAGTCGTCAACGCAATCGCGGAGTCGCTCCCAACCTCAGACAAACGAGTCGCAACCAAAGTTCAGCTGACGCAAAAGTCCGACCACTACGTCGGTAAGTTGCTGAAGGGGCTCAAAGAGGATCAGACAATCCTCGCTATCGGACCTGCAAAAGCCACGCCGGACGGTGTGCTCCAGATGCAACCGATGCTGGTTGTCACCAATGATAACTTTGACGACCTTCTTGCCATCAATACTTACATGGCTTGCGGTGGCCTCGGTCCCAAGCAGGAAGAGAGCGAGGTCGGTGGATCGACGGTGACTAACAGGTCGTTGGCCTGGCAGGATCCCGACAGCTCCGAAACCTCCTGGACAAAAATCACGGCGTGGGACAAGTTCTCGAAGCAGCTTTCCGAGCTGCCTAACGGGACGCCGACAATCGCTGTCGGTCGAATTACCACGAGTGAGAAAGAAGAACGTCAGTACCTCAACTACTCCGTCGAAAAAGTTCTTTACCTTCCTAAGGGCACAAAGTCCGCGCCCAACAAGGCTGCAGATCCCGATAAAGGACGCGTCTCAGCAGCGGCTCTCGGTTCACTGGACTTCTCTCTCTGATTAACAGTCATGGTATTTATCGCTGGCAAATTCTCGGCTGATGAGATTCTCTGTCAAATCCCGCCGCACACCCTCCGAATCGATCTTCAAAGCCGCTATTGGAAATCCGATACTGATAGCGAAGCGGCGATCGTCGACAGCAACGGCAATGGGATTCCGATTTCGTTCGTGCTTCTTGGGTTCACGCCGTACTTTGGCAACCTCGGTATGCGATCGCATGAGGAGTTTATTCGTATTGCTTACATTGGTGTTTCACCTAATCATCGTCTGCTTCCACCTCGCTGTGTATGCACTAGCATCATCAGTGGTAAATCGTCTCAAAGGAACTTCATCTCGTACTTCCAGACGCTCTACAACAATCGCATTAATGTAGGCGAAGTCATCACTGAGACAAAGTTTGTCCAGAAGTCCTTCAACGAACGTGACCCGATGACTGGTGCTGACGGCGCCAAGATCAACTACAACGTTTTAGAGTTCCGGGACCGTCCTACCCAAACGGATGAAGAGCAAAAGCTCATCGAAGATATCGGAGCGTGGCTTGATTCTGGTTCAGGAGATCTGGTGGCATCTGCTCTACGCAGTACTATCTCCGGCGCTCATCTGGTTGAGCTACCTCTGGGAGAAGACCACGCGGCCATTAAGGAAGCTTTTATCGAAGCTAATCCGAAACGGCTAGAAGGTGCCGCTCCTGCTGGTCTGGCAGCACTTCCCGCAGGGGCTGGTGCACCTGGAGCTAAAGCAAGTGAAGCGGAGCCGCCGACCGCCAAGAAGAGTTCCAGCAAGAAGGACCTCACGGAAGAGCAAAAGGCAGCTCTCCAGGCCGCTGGTCTCGACTTCTGAGCTAAGCTCTACCTGGATGTTCACCACGGGGGCGCCGACAAGCGTCCCTTTTTTGTGCCTACAGTTCGAGCAAGTCGCCGAACGACGGGAGGTTAACACCATATGCTATACAGTACTTTACAATGTTCTCTAAGAGCTTTGCTCGTATCAAATAGTTTGCGTAAACGACCTCCAACACCTCCCGAGACTCTTTCGGACTAAGCTTATCCATGCCATCTAGAAAAGAACGATGGGTAAACTTTTGCTCAAGCGTTAGGTGAGACTTAAGCTTATCCAGCAACTGCTCCGACATGTCAAATTTTTACTGCGTTCCTCGTTACATCTTCGATCCTATCCGTAACTCGGGGCTGGTTGATGGAGTAGTACTCTTACCGTTCGATCCCGAAGGAGCGCTTGAGAAGCAGGTAAGAAAGGCGAGCGTAACTGATGTAATAACAAACAACTGCGAAGAGAATATAGTAGACCTTGAGTGGTGGTCTAAACAGAAAGGACAGGTCGACTGGGTAGTCGCTATAACCCAAGGAATGAAAGACTACACTAAATGGATCACTGAGTGTGGACTCCAAGCTGCAAGGAAAGGTGTGTGCATCCTAGATCGTCTGACGTTCCTGGAGCCCACGCGGGCACGTGAAGACTTCTTGCAGAACTCGTCTCTAACAAACATTAAGATATTGTCCCCTAGGCCCTCATTTCGTGCGGATGGTACTAATTCAAAAGACCCTGTAACCTCTGCGTGGTTTGTGTTTCAAAAACCTGGAGCAGCTCAAGTGAACACGTGCATTGACTTCGAGGTATCCTGGCATCGCCCACAAGACCTCAAGCTGTGAGTAAGCGCCTGTTCAAGAGACTAGATCAACTTATTGAACTTCAGATCGAGCATAACCGGCAGCTTGATAAGATCACTGCATTGCTTGTGGGGCAGCAGCTGCTGACTGAATGCGTTGATTACCAAGGTAACGCTAGGTCGCCAGAGGACTGCGCAGAAATTACTGTTGAAGGTTTTTCAGCTGCTCTGTGCCTGATGTCGGAGCTCGACCAGCGCAACCGTGACTACCAGTATCAAAAGTCTGAGTTCTTCATAAATGATGACGAGGATGACGACGATGATAATGAAGACGAAGGTAAATTCGCATCCAGTTCGTTCTAAGCTGAAGAGGAATTGACACTACAACTGTGTCCGATACACGTGTAACGATCAACGGTTTACGGCATTATCTCTGTGCTGGTGTTCCTAAACCTCTTCCATCTGTAACATCTGTACTGAGCGCCACTCAGACTGAGACGACACGTAAAAAGCTAGCGCACTGGAATTTGATGAACCCTGGCGTAGCTGATGCTGCAGCTACCAGGGGAACTTGGATTCACAACAGCGTAGAAGATTATCTACGTGGGCTCCTTGTGGTTCCGTCCGAACAATACAAGCCGTATTGGAATGGAGTGCCCGAGCTTTTAGACGACCTTTTAGAAGGTGGTCGCGTGCTTTGGAGCGAGAAACCTTTCAACCAACCACGCTGGTCGAAGTATGTCGGCGACGACGGTGTGGGAAGAATCCATTATTACAGCGAAGAAACAGGACATGGGTACGCAGGGTGCTGCGACCTGATCTACATGAACTCAAACGCCGAGGTTATTTTGGCGGACTTCAAGACGAGCAACGGCCCGTACTCAGCTCGATTCCCCAACAAAAGCCAAAACGTCGACGAGAAAACTAAGAAAGCCCTGATCTCAGGCGTATTCAAGACTAAAAAGACTCGACTGCAGCTCGCTGCTTACAAGCTCGCAGCTGAAGCCTGCCTAGGGATTAAAATTGCTAAGACACAAATAATCGTCACAACAGCTATTCCTGAATTCAACACTCAGATATTTACGTTTGGCTCTGAAGAAGTAGAAAAAGATTGCGAAGGATGGCTCCAGGTTTTAAAAAGTTACTACGAACTTCACCCTCCAGCGTAGAATCGAACCCACCAGAGGGCTGGCCCTGAAAGGGTTCTTCACCTTTTCTTCGGATCCGCTCGCCCGTTTTTGGGCCATACTAGAGGCGCTCAGCGACACCCCATGAAGTTCATTTGCTCTGTAAACCTGTCGGTGGTCCCTCACCTTGATCCCGTCCAGGGCAAAATCGCGAGCGGTGGGAACTTCGCAGCCTTTAACTCTGGCTGGGATGCTGTCGAATACGACACTTCGGAACTGACTGAAGTTTTAGGAAAGCAAGCTGGTCTTTGTGCTTGGCATTTACAGGACGGAAAGCGACAAAAGAACGCAACAGGAGTAATAAAAGCAGGCTTAATTATTGTCGACATCGATAATCAAGCCGACCATAAAGACGAACACGGTAACAAAGTACAGAAGCAAGAGCTAACAGTAGAGCAGGCATTAAAACTAGACATATGTAAAAAGTACTTAACACTCGGCTACTACTCACCATCAACCGCAGATGGGTGGCCTCGGTTCCGCCTGGTGTTCGGCCTACAGACAACCGTCATCAACCCTGCTTTCTACCAGTGGTTCTGTAAGCAGATTTACGCCCAGATACCGGGCTCCGACGTCCGCGCAACAACGATTCCAAATCTGTTCTACGGACCCAGGGGGCCTGAAGAGATCTTTGCGCAGCCTGGTCGCTTCATCTCCAGTGAAAAAATTAACGAAGCGATCCGTGCATTCGCAGCTCTACCTCCCGATGAAACCGATCTAGGTGGGGATCCTGCTGAGTACCTGAACCAAGTGACCATCCGTCAAAACGGGATGGACTTGGC